CGTCGTGGCGAGAAGTAATGTCGCTGATGTGGCTGTCAACATTTACGGTTATGAGGCTTAGGTCATGGGTAGAATTACTACGACAAACAATGACGATTTAGGGTTACGCAAAGTTTCCTCTGCGACAGGTTTTAGCGCAGGTGACTTGATTTATGAAACTGCTGAAGGTATTGGAAAATTACCAAACAGTACAGTCTCAAGCGCAACATTTGACGCTAATGGCGAATTAAAACTTGCAGGACCGGCTTCCTCTCCAGAGCAAGGTTTTGGAACCGTAGTGCCAATCAACGGTGGTGGTTGGGGACAAGGTTCAGCAGCTTGCAAACTATCAAGTGGAAAAATTGCTTTAGCTTACTATCGTTTCAACAATACAAACTCAAGAGAAACAACCAACGAAAATTTTGATTGTTATATGCGGATATATAACGAGGATGGCACTATTGATGTAGCGGAAACATTTGTTGGTGGAGGCACAAACGGAGTCAATTACCGCTTTTATGGGAATTACTCAAGTCCGGTAATGAATATATGTCAATTGAGTGGCGGTAACATTGTTGTCAATTGGTGTGGAGGAAACGCTACAGGTGGATGGCCTTGTTGGGCGGTACATAACGGCACAACTGGCGCACAAATCACAGCACCACAATCAGACGCAACAAATCAAAACGTCAGAAATAACATGAAACTTCTGGCTTTAACAAATGGCAATTTTGTTATTGCTTATGTTGCCAACAACGCATTGCAGGTTTGGCATGGTCTTTACAATTCTACTGGCACAGCGATAAGTGCGTTTAGCAATATTGGCGTAACAATGTCTAATGCAAATGCAAGAAACTCGATGGCGCTTTGTGACAGACATGATGGTAATTATGTGCTTACGCAGCAAAACGCAAGCTCTGGAATTCAGGCTTATGTATTTGACGGTACAAATAAATCACAAGTTGCTACGTCAGACTACAACAATGCTCAATGTTGGGGTACTGCTATGTGCAGAGATTCCAACAACGATATTTTTATCTATTACAGTTTGGGTCAAACAGTAAGGAGAGTTGACATTCTCTCTAGTGCGAACACTCTTTCTTTACCGACTACTCCTGTAATTTTAAATAATACGGATTTATCAACGTACGGGGCAGGTGCAGGTTCAATAAATAATTCAGGTTATGCCAATATAGCGGTACACAATATAGAAGGTACTACTAAACATATTCTATGGGTCGAAATTTCAAGAGGACTCGATAGGATTATGTATTTTAATTCTGATGGAACGTCTGCGGCAGAAACACAATTAGTAGGTGGCGCTGCTCAAAACGGATGGAACAGACAGAAGGCGTGGGTAGAGCTAACAAACGATGTCAGGTTTTACACTTGTTCAAGTGATGCTGATTCAGTAGGTAGGCCAGAAACAGTCCCTACAGGTCTTTTTTATTACACAATAAACAAGTCTGCTTTAAATACTGGTGGAGGTTCTGGTGTATCGGGAAGCCTTGGTTCAGTAACAGCAACAACAGGCAATTATGCTCAAGCGAGTAGCACGATTAAAAACGCGAAATTTTTTGCGGCATCTTCAGGTTCAACAGCAGCGACAAATGTTCGTACTACAGGCGGTTCATCAAGTGTTATTGAAAAGCAAAACGTAGGTTCTAATTTTTATAGTTACGATGTTGAGCCAAGAATAGGTGGTGGTTTCTATGTTTTAACAAGCAACAGTTCGGGCGTTATTGAGTGTAGGATTTATGACAAAGACTATGGATTGGTTTCTACAACAACTATAGGACAAGGTAGTCATGCTATCTCAACTCTTAATTTCGCTGCTTATATTACGCAGCTAGGCAATGGAAAAGTCGTTATTGCTTTTGCAGACAACAATGTGGGTAACGGAACTAATAGAGTAGTCTTTACAATATACAGCTCTGACCTACAAACCGTTTTAGCAGAGCCAGTAGTATCAGGGATGCAGGTATACTATTCACAGTCATACACTTTTCAAATTCAAGGATTGATGAATGAAGATGGTGACGAATTTTGTATGGGATATGTTAATGGTGGTAATTACAGTGGTGAGTTAGCTTTTTTTCAGGTAAACGCTGATAACACCATAAGCCACATTACCACAAACAACATGGGTGCTAGTTATTTGACTAGCTATAACTCTAGGAATTTTATGATTTGCGGTATGCCTAACGGAGATGTTTGTACGCAATATATGACGGATGGCTATAACGCTCTTTTCTATGACGTTCACAGAAGGCGAGTAGATGGTAGCGGTTGGACACAATGCGAAATTCATTCTGTTAGCAGTTATAACTATCCGGGGACTTATTTAAGAAGTTGGAAAAGTTGGAGCGGGCCATCTGGAACAGCACAATTCCCATACTCCACAAATAGCGGTGAGTTAAATATGCGTCAGTACAATCCGGCTGATCGGAAAAGAGGTACAACTTACTACTGTAATTCCGGTTCTTATGACTACAGTTACTGTTGGGGTAGTGGAATGACTACCGCTAACGGTAACGCAAATTTCTTAATGGCTATGAACACTAGCTATAATACAATTTATAATTTCAGTCCAAAAATTAACGACTCAGATAATACATTAGCCAACCAGTATAACGATGTTAGGAGAAATCCCAATAACAATAGCGTTTTGTACAATAGCATTTGTATGCCAACAAAAGGCAATGAGGTTGCAATATTTGGTGGTGGTTCTGATTCAAATTTTGAGTTGAATTTTCAGGTCATTAGAATTTTTAACGAAATTACAAATATTGGATATGACACCTCATCATCAAGCGCAGCAATCACACTTGATGACCCGTCCAACAGAGCTGATTTCTTAGGTGTAGCGGTTACCGATTGTCCTGCGGGTGGTTCTGGCACGATTCAAACAAAAGGTGACGCAAAAATTGGCAGCTCTTACGCTGATGCAACCACAGCAGAAAATTTTAATTTTGAAAGTCGTTCTACGAATGGTCGGTCAGGTTTGCAAACTGGTCGTTCCGTAACTCTCAGGGAGTAAAAAATGGCTCTACCAGAAATTATAGGAAATACAACAAATCCGGTCACTGGTGTTTTTGGCACTGGACAAGTAAAAATGTTCACCGTAGGCAGTAGCACATGGACTGTCCCTATAGGCATTACGCGATGCAGGGCTAGAGTCTGGGGCGCAGGTGGAGGTAACTCTGGATGCGGTGGCGGTTTTGCAATGAAAGAAATCGACTTAGGCTCTACGACAAGTGTAGCGGTAACTGTCGGACTTGGCTCGTCAGGAAATGGCGGCACTTCTAGTTTCGGCTCTTTCTGTTCAGCAACAGGAGGCACAGCAAACTCAACCTCTGGAGCTGGGTACGGAACTGGCGGTGATATTAATGGTACTGGAGGCGGTGGACATAATTCCTATTATGCAGGTGGTGGCGTTGGCGGTCTTTTTGGTTCAGGTGGTGATGCGGCATATACCGGACAACACATGGGCTTAAACGGAAACGCAGGAGGTGGCTCCGGCCCTACCAACGGCACAAGTGTATATCAGTCCGGTGGTAATGGTTTTTTTGGAATTGGCGGTCAAGCAAACGCTTATGCTAGACACATGCCTACTTCTGGCTTTGAGTCGGGTTTTGGTCTTGATGCTATCGGTTGCGGAGGAGGCGGTGCAACCTATCAAGGAGGAAGCAATGGTGGCGGTGGAGGCGATTATGGTTCTGGCGGTTGGCCTGGAGGCGGTGGAGGCAGAGGCACTAACGCTTGGGGCGGCAACGGCTTAGTCATTGTGGAGTTTTAAAAATGAGATATATACGAAAAAGAATTAACGATGATGGTGACACAGTTATAGCTGAAATATTTCCTGTTGGTTTCGTGCCTACTGAGGAAAATCTTCATATCAGTTTGCTTAATGATTGCATGAGTGCGCGAGATGACGTTGAGGAAGATTGGGTATTGAAAGGCTCTCAATGGCTACCAGAAGATGAAGAACCTCCTGCCGAGGAATCAGGACAAGCGCCTGTAGAAGAATCTGAAGAAGAGTCTGAAGAATCTGACGAATAAGGCGATGTTATTGTGGCTGCTATCTCTGAAGAGTATTTGGCTCAACTGTTTGAGTTCACTCAATCATCCCGCCAAACAGAAATTTTAAGTGCGTATATAGAAAAAAATTGTTCTAGTAAACACGCTGCCAAAATTTTAAAGATAGATGAAAGAACAGTAAGAAAGCATATTCACAAAATAAAAGAAAGGGCAGCAGAAGCAGGGTTATCTCCAACATTTGATGCTACAAGGTTTGTAGATCAAGGGCAGCAAATTGTTGGTAAGAGTACTTTAACCAAGGACGATGAAGGTAATGTAGTTTGGGTTAAAACTACAAAGAAAAAGATAGCTGAAGATATGATTTCAGCTATTGCTGATCAAGTAGCTTTGATAAAGCCTTGGCCTTTAATAAAAAAGCCAGTAAAGCTAAATAGTAGAAAAGCAACTTGTTATGTATTAACTGATTATCATATAGGAGCATATTCTTGGGCTGCTGAAACTGGTGAAGATTGGGATATAGGTATTGCTAAAAAAGTTTTGAACAACGCAATGTCTGATCTTATTCAAGATAGCCCAGATAGTGAGCAAGCTATATTTTGCCAGTTAGGTGACTTGTTACATTGGGACGGTTTACTTGCAGTTACACCAACAGCTAAAAATATTTTAGACAGTGATGGTAGATTTGCCCTACTAACCGAAGTTGCCCTTGAATGTATGTTGTCGTGTGTTAACGCACTTCTAGCTAATCACGCAAAGGTACACGTAATTATGGCTGAAGGAAATCACGATCTTGCTTCTTCTGTTTGGTTGCGATTAATTTTCAAAAAACTCTTTGGTAAAAATAAAAGAGTCACTATTGAAGATAGCCCTTTCCCTTACTACAAATTCTCATGGGGTAATACCTTTTTAGGATTTCATCATGGGCATCTATCAAGAATTAAACAAATGCCAGGGAAATTTTACAGTGAGTTTGCTAAAGAAATGGGTGAGTCCGAATATCGCTATTTACATACTGGGCATCTGCACACCAAAGAAGTTTTAGAAGATGCGGGTGTAACTGTCGAACGCCACCCAACACTTAATGCTAGAGATGCACATGGAGCACGGGGTTTTTCTAAAACGATACGTGCTGCACAAGCAATTACCTACGACAAAGAAGTAGGTGAAGTAGCAAGAACAGTAGTTTATCCGAGGATCTAACAATGACGGATGCAGAGCTTGAGAAGTTAATCAACAAAGCAGCACAAGCTGGCGCAACTCAGGCTCTTAAAGAAGTAGGTCTGTCTGATAAAGATGCTTATGACGATGTGAAAGAACTACGTGGGTTGTTAGATGCTTGGAGAGCCGCTAAAAGCACAGTCGGTAAAACAATCGCTCAGATTTTTACAACTGCTGTTTTAACAGCCTTGTCCATCGGGATATGGATGGGGTGGGGTAAATGATTAATGAGTCCTACACAGAAAGACAGAAAGGTTAAGGATTTGAGTAGCGAGTTCATGGAAGAAATGGCAGAAAACGCAGGGTCGCAGTTAGCGACTTGGCTAGAGGAAAAGCTAGAACAAGGCTTACACCCTGCAACTTTAATAGGCTTTTTAGAAATTGAAAAAGCTGTTTTAACTTTCTCAATGATCGATTGGGAAGAGGAGGAGGGTTAGATGGTAAATTTTTTAGAGAAAGTACAACAGTTTATTATCAAGACGAATTCCCGTCTTAATGAACCGTTGCCTTGGAAGAAAAAACACGCAGTTATTTTGGTGACTGTTTCTTTGATACTTATTTATATTATTTGGACGGCATAATGATTTCACTTGTTGATAAATTAATTGGGCCTGTTGCGGGAATCTTAGACAAAGTAATTGAAGATAAAGATCTCAAGCAACAACTAGCGCACGACATCAGCACGATGGCGGATAAGCACTCGCATGAAGTGATGTTAGCGCAATTGGAAATAAATAAAGAAGAAGCGAAAGGTAATTGGTTTCAATCAAGTTGGCGACCTGCAACAGCGTGGGTTTGTGTACTTGGTTTTACAGTTAATTTTCTTATATCACCGCTTGCTGCTCCTTTTGGTTTTGTTGTTCCCCAAGCAGATATGTCAATTATGATGCCAGTTCTCATGGGGATGCTTGGCCTTGCGGGGGCAAGAACATTCGAGCGTGTGAAAGGCGTGGGTAAACAATAGATGATCGAAGAATTAAAAAAACTGTTGACTCTTCATGAGGGGAAACGGCGTTCACTTTATTTTTGTAGCGCAGACAAACCGACGATAGGTGTGGGAAGAAACGTGTCAGAGGGGGGTATTCCGTTAAGTGATGACGAGATCGACCTCATGCTTACTAATGACATAAAGCGTGTGCAGAACGAATTAAAAAACTCATTTAACTGGTATGAAGATTTAGACAGTGTAAGACAGGCAGCAATCTGCGATTTGTGTTTTAACATCGGCTTGCCTTCTTTAAAAGGATTTAAATTAGCTCTTGGTCACATGGCTGATCATAATTATGAAGATGCAAGTGTTGAGTTCTTAAATTCTAAGTGGGCAAAAGATGTTGGGCCGTTAAGAAGTATAACGATAACTGACATGATAAGAACGGGGAAATACCAATGACGTATTTTAAAAACAGGACTTTTAAAGGTATTGCACCTGCGGTTTCCCCACGCCTGTTAAATGAAGAATACGGACAGGAAGCTGAGAATATTGGCTTTACATCAGGAACAATTACGCCGTTGAAAGTAGACTCGGCTGACTCTACCTTTTCTACTAGCAGCAGACAAAGTGTTTTTATTTATCGTCACCGGACAGCAACTGGGTCATCAGCTACAACCCCACGACAATTAGAGTGGGATGAAGATTATGTCAAGGCAGTACACTCTCCGCTTGCAACCGATGACGATGAATACCAACGTGTTTATTGGACAGGTAGTGGGACTTCTGGGGCTGGTACTAACTACCCTAAAATGGCGAGTCAGTCTGTAGCTATTGGTGCAACGGCTTTTTATCCGAGTGCCAGTTATCGGCTTGGTATCCCTGCACCCAGTGCTGCACCAACAACGTCTAAATCAGGAACACCCACTGCTACCCAAGAACCCGACAGTGTAAGTTATGTTTACACGTATGTTTCTGCTTACGGTGAGGAAGGCCCACCAAGCGCAGCTTCTACTCCGATTGATAAAACGGACGATGAAACTGTAGCGTTAACACTGGCAGCGTTTCCAACTGGTTCTTACAACCTAACAAAGATGCGGATATACAGGAGCAACACTGGATCAACCAGTACGAGTTTCCAGTTTTGCGGTGAGATTACTTCAGGCACATCTTTTAGTGATACTGTAATTTCTACGGGATTAGGTGAAGTATTACCTTCTACTACATGGGTAGGGCCACCTGATGATGACACAAGTAAATATCCGTATGGCCCATTAGAGAACCTAATTAACGTAGGTAATGGTGTACTTGCAGGGCATAGCGGTAATCGGCTTTGTTTCTCTGAGCCTTATCTGCCTCATGCGTGGCCCGTTCAATACCGTCTAACTATTGATGGAACAATCGTCGGGCTATCCGCAACTGCTAACGGCGTTGTTGTACTCACAGAATCTGTACCTTTCTTTGTGTCTGGTGTCGATCCGTCAGCCATGACAGCAATGCAAGTTGATGTTATGCAAAGTTGTGTGAATAAGCATTCGATTGTTGATATGGGTGAATACGTTCTTTACGCAAGCCCAGATGGATTGGTAGCTATAACAGGTACTACAGGACAAGTAGTAACTAATGGTCTAGTTACAGCGGGACAGTGGAATTCAGACTTTAAACCTGAACTGATTAAAGCCTTTTTACACGAAGGCACTTATGTAGCTTATTGGAAAGACGGTAGTGATTATGGGGGGTGGGTATATAACCCGAAAGCGGAAGACAACATAATTAGTAAAATATCTTTAAGTTCTGAGGTTCGAGGCGGTACAACTGATATTGGTTCTGGCAATGTGTATTTAATTGTCGGTAGCAATGCGATGAAATATCAAGGTGGCAGCACAAACAAAACTGCCAAATGGAAAAGTAAAAAGTTTCTAAGTGAGTTGCCAATTTCGATGGGGTGGGTTTCGGTAAATGCCGCTATCTGGCCTACTGCTTTAGCCGATGCAATTACCGTAAAAGTATATGGTGATGGGAACCAGATTGCTAATTATCAAATATACAGCGGTGCAGCCGTTTCTGTAACGAAGACTGTTACCGTAGCCGCAGGTAAGTTTGTTATTGACGGAGTATCCCAAGACACTCTTACCTTGAAGGAAGGTTCAACGTACATCTTCGATCAAGCAGATTCGAGTAATGCAACTCATCCGTTGCGACTATCTACTACTTCAGACGGTACACATAATTCTGGTGCTTCTTACATGCAAGGCGTGACAATTGTTGGTACTCCGGGCCAGTCAGGGAGTTATACACAAATTGTTGTCCCGACAGGCGCACCGACACTGTACTATTATTGCGCTAACCACAGTGGTATGGGCGGAATTGCCAACACAAGCGCCTCTTCTCCGTACATCATGCGGAACGGATCGACGGACACTAATCTCTACGAACCTATCATGAGACTCCCTGCAACGGTAGCTCAAGAGTGGGAGGTCGAGGTAGAAACTAAATATGAAGTGACAGAAACCTGTATTGCTCAATCTATCGATGAGATTAAAGCGACATGAGCAAGAATACCCGTACTTTAAATCCAACGACTGTTCCCGCACTACCGTCTGCGCCCAATAAAGCTGACCCCGAACTTAAAAAGTTTCTCGATAAGATGGTTGAGGCCGTGGAGATTCGGTTGGGTAGACGGGGCGATCCAAGAGATCGGGCGATCACACTGCGGGAATTAATTTCTAGTGGTCTTGCGAAAGAGCTTGCAGCAAACCCTTATGATCCTAATGCGCTTGATTTTGGGGTTCCTTCAAGCGATGACCTTAACTTGTCGCAAGCAGTTGGTAAACCAGAGAATCTAACAGTAACAGCAGGGTTTACTGCTGTACTAATCAAATGGGATTTGTGGAAGCACCGTAATCATTTTCGAACGCACGTTTACAGAAATACGAGCGATGTCAGAAGTGCTGCTATTTTTATAGGTACTTCCACTTCTCAGTTTTACAGTGATGAGGATGTGACTTCAGGCACGACTTATTATTATTGGGCGCGACATGAGAATACACACGGGGACATGAGTGAGTGGAATGCAGAGGGTGGTACATCAGCAACTGTGCAGCCTGATGTGGATTTTTTATTAACTACACTTACTGGCGAAATTCGCAATTCTCATCTATACACCACACTTGCTACTGATGTAGGAAGAATTCCTGGTTGGCATTCGATTATTGGGTCATACGATATAGCAACTCGACGAACACTAGAACAGCTTGATACTGGTGTAACTACTGTAACTACCCAATCAGCAAATCATGCTACCGATTTAACTGCATTGAAAACTGTATTAGGTGGGAATACCGCGACTGCTTTTACTACTTTAAATACCCACGTTACTGATACAAATGATGCGACCAGTGTAGCAAGTCAATTGACCGCACTTAATACTACACAGGGTAATCAACAGGCGACTATTACTCAACATACGACTTCAATTGGTGCAATAAATGCGGAATACGCTGTCCGAGTGTCTGTAGGTGCTAGTGGTAATAACAGAGTTTCTGGTTTTGGCTTAATGGCGAATCCTAATACTACGGACTTTGGTATTCTTGCAGACAAATTTTTTATAGAAGCTCCCGTAGGTAATAATGTTACGCAACCTGCCGTGACTCCTTTTTCTGTTGTAACTTCACCTCAGACATTTACTGACTCACTTGGTAATCAAACTACTTTGCCTAGTGGTGTTTACATGGACGGGGCGTTTATTGAATTTGGAAGTATTACTGAAGCGCACATTGGTACAGCCACAATTGATAATGCCCATATTACAAACACATTAGATGCCGCCAAAATAACTGCTGGAACGCTTGATACAGGCCGTATTAATTTAGATGGGGCAACTATCGATTCAAATAATAACGGGCAGATACAAATTGCGAATTTAGGAGTTAAAGTCGGAAAGATTGACAATGCAGCAGTTGACACTTTGCAACTTGCAGGTAATGCAGCAACCGTTCCTTTTGGGCATTCTGCTGCTGGCGGTGTGACTGTTGGTGTAAATACTTCTACAACTGGCAGCATAACTAACTGGACTGATATTTCTAACGGAGGAGTCCCTGTAAGTTTCGGCTCTAATCCTGTTGGCTATCCCAGCAAAGTTATGGTGCATTTAACTGTTCAAATGTTTGCAAGTAATCCAAGCGGAAACAATTTTACCAGTCTAGGTTTGTATATTTTTAACGGCACTGGTTGGTTAGAAGAGGGTGTTGTTGGTTTTGGAATGATTACGGATCAGTCTCATCAAATATCGACTGGGCATACTTTTGTCCCAAACATACAAAGTGGAGCGAGTATTATTGTCAGAGTTTACGCACGGACAATTAATGGTAATTCAACAGTAATTACTGGGCCAGCAAACCTACAAGTTATAGGTTGCCGACGATGAATAAGCATTGGGTATTCTACGACCAGTACGGATGGGTCACAAAAAGCATGAACTGCCCAGAAGAAATGGCGCAAGAAAATGTAAAAGAAGGGGAGACTTTGTTGGAAACTGAACAACAAGTTAATCCACAGAATGTCTATGTAAAGGATGCGACAGCCGTGCAGAGAGAGCCTTTTCCTGACGTTACTGTGAGTGAAAACCCTACGGTGAACAGTACGATTACCGTATCAAACGTGCCAGAGAACACAGAGGTTATTTGGCATGATGGAGTACGAACCAGGGAGACAGGCAGCTTTACCTTTGAAACTGATGTCGCAGGGTCATTTACTTTGTTTCTAACAGCACCGGCTTACTATCCAAATCACAACAAGGTGGATATTGATGTCACATAGAACGATTACCACTGACCCAACAATTAGCCGACGTAAGGCTTATGAGAGATTGGAAAAAGAAGGCTCTGCCCAGCAAGCACTGTGGGAAGCACTGGCAACAATGAAAAATAACGGTATCGACATCGGAGAGAAAGCTGATGCGATGCTGACTCAACGCAATCAAATTAAAACATCGAGGCCCAAATGACACCAAAAACTCTGGAAGCAAAAAGCAAATACAATCAGTTTGATTTGGATAAGGACGGTACGGTGACTGATGCAGAGATTGATCGAGCGAAAGAGATGGTGGATTTGGAGTTGAGAGAGGCTAAGTCAGAGGCGCAGAAGAAAATGGCTTGGCTTTCTATTATAGTAATGACTGTTGCAACGATAGTGCTTTTTACGCCTTTGATACCTGACAGCAGAGTGAATGCCCTTTCGGACTTGCTAGGCTTATTCTATTTTTCTTTATGCGGTATAGTCGGAACTTATATGGGCGCGACTGCTTTCATGCACCATAAACCCACTAAATAAAGTTTTTAAAGGCTTTTTAAGGTTTTTAACTCATTTCGTGAATTTTTACGGGTTTTAACAGCATATCGTGATTTATTAGTTCAACTAATATTATTCCCTCTGGTTATATTCCTATGTGCCTAATTTCAGTACTTTGTACGCTACATGTGCAATTTCATTTTTAAAGTGAAAAAGGTAGAAACATGTACCAATTGGTGTATAGTTAGTTCTGTAAATATTAGAAACACTAATAAAAAATTATGAAATCAATGGGAGAAATCATGGAACAGTTATTAGCCGATAAGTACGGCCCATTGATGTCCGTCGAAGACTATGCAGAACTTTTTAAAGTTTCAAAGAAAGTCGTTTATTCAGACATCGCAAACGGGTCATTACCAGTTCAAGTTTTATCAATGAAAGGGCGTAAAAAATATCTATTTGCGACACCCGCAGTAGCTGCTTTTTTGGAGAAAGAAATACAAAATGCAGCATAAATCTCTCCGTTTTGAAGTAAGAAAAAGTGGCCCATTTGGGCCACTCTATCTTCCACTAGATAGCACTATCAGGAACTATCTTCCACTCTAAGCCTTTGACAAACTTCCATTAAAAGGTACAAACAGGTACAATCTTCCACTGTTTTTGGCAGGGAGTTCAAGTCTCTCCGTCCGCACCATAAGTACTTGATTTAACTGACAAAAATATTTTAAAATTTGCGTTTGGGCCACTTTTGGGCCACTCTCTATAGACGGAGGGTAGTGGCCCAAGAGTGGCCCAGAGAATCAGGAGATTTTAAAATGGCTCAAATAAGTAGAAGATCAAATGGGAAATGGAAGGCAAGAGTTCGATCAGGGTCGCAAGGTTCAGCTAAAGATAAGTCTAAAGATTTTGATTCAAAAGTAGCAGCCCAACAGTGGGCTTACCAGCAAGAATACGGCACATCTGTAATCCTCAAAAAAGATGAAGTTTTAACTGTCGATTATGTAATCCGTCAATTTATTGACAGTACAACTTTAGATCAACCTAAAAAAAGCTCCTTAGAGCAAACAGCCGCTGACTTCGAAGATTATCCTGTAGCAAAGTTGGACGAAGCAGTCGTGTTAGTTTGGCTGCGGGGGGTGGTCAAGTTTACAAAAATTGAACCAAGCACGGCTCAAAAACGAATTGATTACTTAAAGCAAGCTCTTGAGTTGTATGGTATTGAACATGGCGTACAAACGAATTACGGCGTTGTTTCGGAAGCTAAAAAGGTTTTAGAGAAGGAAGGCTTGGTTGGGGCATCAAATGAGCGTGATCGAAGGCTAAACGTAGAGGAGAATGAAGAACAGCGGCTTTACGAGCATTGCCCTCCGAATCCCTGGATTGCAGATGCGATTGAAATAGCTCTGTTAACTTGCAAACGGGTGAGTGAGATTCACGGGGAACAGATTTCTTACATTAATTTTAAGGATTCAACCTGCTTTATACCCAGTCGAAAGAACCCTAAGAAAAAAGGTGGGACTGATGAGATTATTCCAGTGCCGCCAAGGGCTTTAGAAATCTACGAAAAACGGATTCATATCGCTCGGAAAAAAAGCTATAAGTATGGGAAACAGCTATGGCCTTTAAAGAATGCGTATTCGATTAGCGATAGATTTGCGAAAGTGAGGAAATCAGCAGGGATTGAGGATTTACATTTTCATGATTTGAGGCACGAAGGGATTAGTAGATTATTTGAAATTGAGAAAATAAAAGACGGCTACATTAGAAAATGGACTATACCTGAAGTAGCTAAAGTGAGTGGGCATAAGACTTGGAAGATGCTTGAACGGTATACTCAGTTGAAACCGAAAGACCTAGTTGATTTATTTTAAGCGTTCTTCTTTAAATTTTTGGGCTGCTGCTGGAGCGTATAGTTCACTTAGTTTTAGCATGGTTTCTAACCATTTTTCTGAGCCTTCTTGTAGATCTTTTAAAGTATGCAATATTTCAGTTGCTGTATAGGGGACATCATTTTCTGATCCAAAAAAACCAGCTAAGTAACTTAAACTACATGTATAATGTTGTGTAAGTCGAATAGCTTGATTGAAAGATAACTCTTGATCTGTGTGTTGACTTTCTAAACGAGCATATTGTTGCCGACTAACTTCAAGTACTTTTGCTATTTCGTTTTGAGTTTGAGAGTGATCAACTCGAAGTTTTTTTAGACGTTCTTTAGTTATTAGTCGTTGTTCTTCTGGCATGTTATTACTCCTTATTAAACTAAATACACGGATAGTATTTTTGCTACATACTCCATATTCCGTAATACAGGGGGTTCAACACTTCGAAAAATACGTATCGCTTCACTATTTTTAAATTTGACAACCCACAAACCATGCTGAGTCGATTGGTAGTAGTCAGATCGAGTACCAATCTGACGGTCATAGGCTTCTGTACAAACTAATGATGAATATTGTGGCATTCTTTGTTCTTGTGATCCTTCTTCAAGCCATTTGATGTCAACACCTGGTTTTAACTCATAGAGTTCTACTTTGATTGCTTTATCAAGGTAGATAACAAACATATCTTTGTCAGCAGGTTGTAAAAAACGAATAGTGTCGCTTTCTCTGGGTTTGCCTGTGGCTGTTTGACGTATTGGATATTCTACTTTTTTAGGCAGTATTTCTTTAAGTGTAGGGTCAATATCAGTTGGGGGAACTCCTAAAAAATTAGCAAGTTTTAAGACGGTTGCTGGTCCTAAGTCTGTAAGATTATTTAGGTATTGAGAAAAAGCACCCTGCGTCCAACCTAATTTTTCTGCTGCTTGTGTTTGAGTAAGGTTTAACTCACGCTTTTTTTGATTCCAAATCCGTCTGAAATTTTCGGCTGGTGTTGGACGTATCATTGGTATTTACCGTATTGCATATATAGTCTATAAACTCATCTAAAGAAATTAAAAGGGACTGAAATTTAGCATTACTAATATTTTCATTCAAGGTATTAGTATCGCTAATTACAAAAATGCCTCTCGATGAACCAATAGCAACTACGCAAAGGTGTCCGTAACCCATCATTTGATT